TCGGCAGTAGATCGGTGACGGGGATGCTCATTTTTTGCTGCCTGTCTTTTTGGGAATTTCGGTGGTGGTTTCTGGCTCTGGCTCTGGCTCTGGCTCTGGCTCTGGCTCTGGCTCTGGCTCTGGCTCCAGGATTGGATCGGCCTCAACCTCTTCTGCCAAATCCAATCCGATCAACGCCACGGCATATTCGTCCCTGACTTCACGGACCTCGAACTGGCTGAAGTTGCCAGCGTGATAATGGGAAAACTGGCGCAACGCGCGAATCTTGATCATGGCGCAAACGGGGCAGTTACCTGCCCCGGCCTCGGTTACGGTGCGGTGGCAAAAGGACCGGTGATGATCGCGGTTGGCCGGTAGTGAGCCAGGGCCAAACGCTCTTCACAGAGAATGGTCAGCATGTTCTTGACGAAGTTGTCACGGTCTTCGCGGCTGACCTCAACAGTTGCATCCATGCGATCCCACACCTGAGATGCCAGGTCGAAGCCACCGACGGTGAAGGTGCCCAGGGCTTGGGCCTTGGTCGCTACGACCGGCAAGCCCCACATGACCTTCGCAGCGAAGGCAGCCGGGCCACCGAAGATGTAACGGCCGTCCGCATCTTTCAGCAATGCGATCGCGTGCCAGTCGCGAGGGTTGAGAATGATGCCGGAGGCTTCAAACTCAGACTCGCTGGTCTGGAAAATCGCGTGAGCAATTTTGTCTGCACGAGTGTCGCCGGTGACGTTGAGGGTCGCGTCATACGCGGTGGCGACCTTGTTCAAGCCGGTCAGGTTGTCACCGGTGCCATCGCCGTTGAGCAACTGACCTTCTTCAACCAGGGCCAGGCCAAACAGCAGGCGGTTGTTCACGTAGGACTCGAGCATCGGCGCATCGTCCATGACCTGGCGGGAGGCCTGGATCCAGTGGGCAATGGTTTTGACGTTCGCCGTTTCCTTGGTGAAGGTCAGGTTGGATTCAGGCTTGAGCGTGCCTTCTGCAACCGGCGCAGCACTGTTGGTGAAAATGTTCTCGCGAACATATTCCAGCGAGTTCGAGCTGATGCGGCCTTGGGCCAACAGGTCACGGATGGTCAGGCGGCGCAGACCGGGCATCAAGATCCCGGCATTGCGCTGCGGCTCGATCAAGGCGCCGGCAGAACCCGCGCCACTGCCGAGCTGTTTGTTGAAGCTTTTTACGTCGACCTTACCCGACGACTTGCCATCCCAGGACTTCTGCAGGTCCAGCGCGGTCTGTTCGGCGAAAGATTTTTTGGTTTCCGGATTATCCAGATTGCCGCTGGACATCTTCTGCTCAAGGTCGAACAGTCGAGTGCCAGACTTGGTCAACTCTTCCTGAACGGTTTGGAGATCGGTTTGCAGCTTTTTGCTGATTGCACCGGTCTCGGTGATTTCCTTCTTCTGCGCCTCGAACAGTTGGGTCATGTTCGTTTGCGCGTCTTCGATTGCCTTTTGGATCTGGGCCAATTCGGACATAGTTCAGATTCCTACAGTTGGGAAGGTTTTGAGGCGATTAAGAATCGCGGTGATTTCGCCACCTTCGGAATCGCTCCGAACTGCGGACTTGATTCGGGCGATAAAGCCCAAGGCTTGCGATTTTGAAAGACCAGCCGAATCCCTCAGCCAGTGCTCTACGTCGCGAATGGTGGTGATCGAATCCAGGCTCTTCATGGACTCGACAGTCGCCTGCTCATTGGCAGGGAAGGTGCAGATGCTGATCTCACGAAGCGCCTGCACATTTTTGAACGCGCGCCCAGTGCCGATCAGGTCGAAGTCGTCTTTCAGGACGGTGAATCCGACGGACATGCCTTCGACTGTCTTGTGCTCCATGGCTGCGCGCAGATCGGTGGAAACCGATAGCCCTGGAGTCAACTCGCCGCGCGTGAGCAACCCTTTGCTGTCCTCTTCGAGGGACAGCCACTTGCCCACCGGCAACTCCCAGGTTCGATGGTTGAAAAACATTCCAACCTGACGGCTCTGGCTCGAGAGCGCTTTCTTGAATGCGCCAGGCATGATGATGTCGCCGTCACTGTCGACAACGCCGAAGACGCTCGCGTAACCTTCGAACGTCCCCGTTTTTCCAGACGAATCGAACTTGATCTCGACCTGATCAAAGGCCAAGGTCTTTTGAATATTGGACATTGGGTAGCTCCAGAAAAACTAAACCCCGCTGGGGGCGGGGTTCGTTTGGCCGAGTTGTGTGAGCGGAATATTCTGTGACTGCCGAGTGGCTACATCGCCACCATCAACCGGTGGCCTGTTATTCACACGGCGCCCTTCATTGATTGTGAGCAGGCCCGTGTCGACAAGGGTTTTCATGTAATTTGCTCGTGCCGTAGAGTCCCCGCTCAGGAGCCCGTCGCGATTGTGCTCGGCGTGGATACGTCCCAGATCAGCAGGTTTAACCAACCATCGCAGGATGCAGCCTTCCCAAATCTCTAAGTACGCATCCAGGCTGTACTGAAGAAATCCAAGGTTCTGCTGCTCAATCCCGGAACCCCAGCTGGTGGATTTCTCAACATCTCCCACCAAATGTGGCGGCACACCGAAGAAACGAGCCAGCTCGCTGACCTGAAACTTTCGAGCCGCCATGGTTTCCGCGTCTTGCGGGCTTACACCGATGGCTTGAGTGGTGAACCCGCCTTCAAGAATCCAAAGGCGCTTTTTGACCGGTCCGCCAGATATCTCTTTGAAGTTTTCCTCAACCTGGGCGCGCTGCTCTTTGTTGAGAACCTTTCCTTCACCGGTCATCAGCAACTGCGGTGACTTCGCACCATTGGCATAGAAGTCGCGCTGCTGATCCTCCATCGCCACTGCGACGCCGGCCGTCTTGGCTGCAAAAGCGATCGGCGAAAGGCCTACCAGGCCGTTGAAACCGAATCCCTTGAGGTGGAAGATTTCACTCTGCTTGAAGTCGGCGTACTCATTGTCCCGGCGGTACCGGTAGACAACTCGCTTCCCTTCGAGCCGGACATCCATGTTGACCGACATAAGGGGAACGAGGCTGATCACGTCGCCGACACTGTTACGCTCGATCAAGGCGTAGGCGTTGCCGTAGTAGCAAAGCTGCATGGTCATCGAAACGCGGAAGTCGAACGCGGTCATGTATTGGTTGGGGCTGTATCGCAGAAGGCGCGCTAACGGATTGTCCAGCCCAACCTTCTCGCGGTCATCCCCCTTGGTCTCAAAGACGTCCAAGGGCATGCAGGCCGTAACGCTCGAGATCAAGCGTACGCAGGCGAAAACCGTGGATATCTGTAGCGAGCGCTCGTCATTGACAACAGAGTCACCAACCACTCCGGATGCCGACACCGGCCCGGTCTGTGATCCCTTCTCCGGAGTGACGAGCCGGCCGCCGACGAAAAAGCTCGCCATGCGCGCCCAGAAGGGGCTGCGGGTGCGCAGGTCAATGCTGTAGTCGGTGTCTGCCATTACATGCTCATCGGTCTGGATAGAAAGTCGTCAACAGAACCTTGCACCTCAGCATTCGCCAGGACTCGGCCTATCGCCATAATCAGCGCAACAGCGCCGTCAATCTTGTTGTCATCGCCCTGCTTAATTGGACGCACCACGTCATCGTTCCCTGGCAGGTTCTTGCCTATCACGTTGCCGATACACCAGGTCATGATTGGGTTTCCGTCATGATGGAACCGGCCAGCCTCAATGGCAGCTTCGAGCTCCTTCATTGGGTCCGACATGTTGGTGTAATTTTGGGTGATCGTAATGGGGTTGAACCCTTGGTCATCCAGGTCATGACTGAGACCGGTTGCGCCGTGAGGGTCAATCGGACACTCGCGCACAGGGGCGTGATGATTCGCTTCCTTGGTGTCTTCGAGGATCTCGCGGTAATCGATCTCGGCCCCATCAGTTACTTCCAGGTGTTTGGAGTGAATCCAGGCCTGGTACCGATCAGCCATGCGCTTATTGTCGGTGTTGAAGGCGGTGTCGAATGGCACCCAAAACTTGGGGGCCACGCTGTAGTAATGGATCTTTCCGTCGATCTCACGCCAGAACAGACGAGACCTTGAGTTCATGTCGAGCTTGCGGGCCAAGTCAAAGCCCGCATTCCATTCTTGGCCTTCGAACTGTTCGAGGGTCAGCGTGGAGTCCTCGCAGGCCTTCCAGCTTTCCATGTTGTAGAAGCCAGCCTTGGCGCTCACCCACAGATTCAAATGCTTTGTCTTGAAGGTGTTGGTGAACCGTGCAGAGCGAATTGCTCGGGCCTGCTGGCTCTCCAAGTACTCCTGGAAGACTGAGACCCCATGGTTCGGATTGGCCTTGGCCAACATCTTCGGATCCGTCCAGTCGTCACCTTCATCGAGTGTCCAGATCCAGCCGAACAATTCCTCGTCGGGCACCGTGCCCTCCAGCATCTCGATCACCTGGCGGCGCTTGTCGTAGCAAGGACCCTCGATGTCGGCGCCGGCGGTGGTGATGATGAACATCAGCGGCTGGCGACGAGCGCCCATGCCGGTCAGCATCGTGTCGTACTGGGCCGATGTCGGGTGTTCGTGGTATTCGTCGACGATCGCACAGCTGGGAGACGCACCATCACCGGGGTTGCCGATCAGTGGCTCGAAGCGGCTGAAGTCGGAGGGAATGTTCATGTTCGAGGCATTGACCTCAATCCCTGCGGCCTCCACGAGCATGGGCGACTTGCTCACCATCAACTTGGCCGGGCGGAAAACTTCCCATGCCTGTTTCTCAGTGGTCGCGCCGGCATACACCTCGGCGCCGAACTCACCGTCCGCAACGAACATGCTGATGCCTACGCCACCGGCAACAACCGACTTCCCATTCTTACGCGGGACCTCCCAGTAGCTTTCGCGGACACGGCGGTGGCC